AACATGATGGGTTATCCAACTAAAGGTGACGCAGCGCGCGCTTTAGGCGTGCGTGAGTTGTTGGAGCTGTATGCTTCCGATACCTCGTTGTTGTCCACTGCACTTAAGGATGAGATTCGTGCAATTTTAAAAGATGCACGATTGTATCGTCCGGCTGACGTGTGCAACTTCGCAGAAGCGTTGACCCTTTTCCAGCTGCAAAATGAGTACCTAGCGTCCACGTTGTTTGCATCTCCCGTGTTCTTTAAATTTGTTTCGCCTGGTCCACATCTCGGGGCTTTGTTCCGGGAGTTACTGGATTTTGGTGGGGACAAGTATGATGCTGACGGTGGTCGCTGGGATGCCAATTATCAACTTATTATCGCTAGCATCGTGTGCTTAATGCGGTGCCGCGGTTATAATGTTGATTACGCCGCTCGGGTAATTAAATACTATCGGCGTATATATAATGGCTACACGCATGCTACTGATGGTGTACACTCAGAGTTGCTTAATCTTATTGGCAATTCATCCGGTCATCTAAACACTACCACAGACAACTGTCTAGCTCACGTTATCCTAATGGCTATTCATGCATTTCGGATTGGTGTGAGCTTTAGTGATTTCCTCACTAAACTCAAGTTCTACGCATGTGGTGACGATTTGATATGGGCAGATAAGACGAAACTGTTCACCCCAGATCATTTGTCTGACACCTATGCATCGGTTGGGACTTATCTAGAGTTTAGTTCATTTGAACCATTGGACTTTGAGAAATTGACCTTTGTATGCACGCACCCTGTGTTCCGCGAGGTAGAAGGCATGAGGTTGGTGACTTACTGCTATGACGACTCACGGCTCCGGCCGAAAGTCAAATTAGGCAGACGAACTCAAACCCCACATCACCACATACAGAAGCTTGCATCTATAGCTTCACTCATGTACAATTCACCGGACTATGGTTTTTATCGGTCCATGTTTCATAACGTCGCGGCGAATTACATAACACAAGGTCTTCTTCAGCCCACTGACCCCGTACTGCTTAGGGCGGCTCGATCTATAAACGAGACGTTCCTCCAACGGCAGTATTTCCCTATGGAGAGTAGGTTCGATCCTTTTTTTGTCGAAAAGAGTAGTTTATCTCGGGTGCTCAAACCGGTCCGCCGGGCCCGAAATAAAACTATGGACGGCCAAAAGCTGAAGAGTGTTATTACACAGAGTGTGGAAAGTTTTGGGACCTCGGATAGTGGTAGTGCTTGGTGCATTAAAGCACTACACCCCAGTGATCCGGTAGTTTCTACCTTGGGGATACCGGACGGATCGTCAGTCTCATCAGTTATGATGAACTACCAATCCGCGTGGACGCTGTCAGATCCTACGATGGCGACCTCATGGGGGTTCGATTTTTGGATGTTGCCCCATCCTATTGTGCAGTTCTTCTCACAATATTACAATTCCTCCACGGCATCTGTTTATGCCCTAAACCCGCAGATAACTGGTGCCACTACATTTGAGAAGACTAGATCGTTCTTGCGGCTGTGTGAGCAGTTTCGGCTGGCTTACATGTCGGTGACGTTGGTACATAATGCCGCCGCAACCAGCAACCAAGGAACGGTCGCTGCATGTCAGCATTCGGCGGTGCAGCGGGATATGTGTGCGTCAAACTTCTCCAGTGTTGCAACTGGAGCAACAGTTAACGCAGCAGTCCCAATCTCAGCATATCAGCTGGAGGATTTTCCGGTGTATGAGGAGATGCAAGCAATGCCAGGGGCGTATATCGGTGCGATGAAGGACGGCGTGTACTTACCACTTAAGTTAACACGCACATGCCAAGCTTGGCACAATGCGAC